CTTGTAGATGGGAAGGTGGGTATGGGTGGCCATGCTGACTAAATGATTGAATTACTCAATGACCAATCTGCGGACGGCACGAGCGCGGAGCTCGACGCCGCGGCTGGTGCTGATCTGGCCGCCGTGGTTGAAGCCCTGACACCAAGCCCAGCCGGACTCGGATTCGTGGGCCTCGCAGGACCAGTAGGCGCGCTCTTCGAATTCCTCCTTGAGGTTGGCGTAGAGCAGCGCCTGTTCGCGGCGTGTGGGCAGGCTGGCGACGGAATCGCCGCCTTGCTTGCTGGCCCACTCCATGGCTTTTTCCCAGGTGATGTCGTCGGCCTGGCCGGGCAAAAGCACCAGGTGGTAGCTGGGTTCTCCGTCCTTGCCAATGACGAGGCCAGCGTAGTGCTCGCCGGGCGCAAGGTTGATGGTCGCCTCGGGGAAGAACAGCGCGGACGGTTCCTGCTGTTTCTCGAAGGCTGCGATCATGTCGGCCAGCTTGATGTGCTCGGCCTTGATCGATTCAAGCGTGATGGTGGTGGTCATAGCGTCCTCGAAATGACTGAATGATCAAATGGGCAATCTGCGGACGGCACGAGCGCGGAGCTCGTAGGTGCGGTAGTCGCGGAGCTGATAGCCGTCGCCGAAGTCCTGATACCAAGCCCAGTCGGAATCGGCGTGGTTGATCTCGTTGCTCCAGTACCAGTCCTTCTTGAACTGGTCGCGGTGATTGGCCAAAAGCATGGCCTGCTCGATGCGGGTGGGTAGGTGCCCGCCGATTCTCTTGGCCCATTCCATCTGCGCTTCCCATGTGGCCGGGGAATTGTCGCCCGGCAGCAGGATGACGTGGTACAGGTTTCCCAATGCGTCGCCGATACAACCGACGTAGGTTTCACCTTCAGAAAGTTCTGGTAAGTTGATGTTCATTTCTCTTCTCCCGGTTTGACGATCAGCTTGATTGGTTCGTCATCGTCGCTGTATTTTCGTGCTTCCTGCTCGTCGAAAAACAGCATGGACAAATCGCCGTCCTCGTTCGTGGTGGTGTAGCCAACCACAGGCGCATCACGGTACTTGGCTATCTCTTCCAGCCTCTTCGCAGCAAGCTCTTGATACTCACGCATCGTCTGCTCGGTTGAGGTCAGGTTGTGATTCAGGCGCTCGTTTTCTGCGAGCAGGGATTCGATGGTGTCGGCGGCTTCATTCCGCGACCCGTCGTCGCGCTCATAGCGCAGCCGTTCAATCAGTTCTTGGTAATCCACAATTACTATCCTCGTAATAATTCATAGTAAAACACTCTACGCCCCGCTGTGATTCGAACACCAATAACCTCAGTTAAAAGTTCACAGCAAATACGGGCTTCATTAAAGGGCCGAGACACCTTGTCAGGCGCAGAGTGATCGTCTAACGTTAGTCTAACGCGTAATCAGACTTCGTCAGGACCGTAGCCTGCGTGCCGAGTTTGGTGCTCTCTGTCCAGCGTTGCGGCTTTCTTAGCGGTAACACAGTCCACACACATAAACGCAGGATACCGCTTATGGCCTGCGTCAAGTCGCTTGTAGTGCCCACATGTTGTGCAGTAGCGCTTCATTGGTACGCCCAATGACCCAACACCTCGGTCCGTAGAGCGTCGATATTGGCCCAATTGGTTGGGATTAAATTGATTAGCCATGATGCCTGTCTCTTATTGTTTTGAAAGTATTAACAAATGTATGCAGCTCAGGGTGGTTACGCTCTACGCTTTCAGCTGCTTTGCGCGCGGCGCTCGGCGCTGAGTACCAGTGCGGATACTGCTTAACACGGCCACGGCCACCGTAACCCACTCGCCGACCGCGCTCGTCAAAGCACTCTACAACGTAACCCATTTTTTATGCTCCTCAGCCATCCACCAGAATGGAACATCGCGCTTAGTCCAACGCGCAAAGCGCGCTTTACTATGATAATAGTTTCGATAGCTTAGCACTACGTCAGGTACTTTGTACTCGTCGGGCATACACTTGACAAAATCTGTGCAACCAACCGGGAACTTGTCACTCGGGGTGCCGTAGCCAATGGCTTCAATAATGTCTTGACACTTGTGCCGCTTGCCATACCGGTGTGTGTACTCAGCGCTCAGCGCTAGGCCATGGCGCACTAGCCAATTGAAGTTAGTACGTGTCTCACGGGCCCAGGCGGTGCACGGGTGATTTTGATGCGTTGGTTTATACGGTCCGCCCGTAATTGTGGAAAGAATTTGCGCCGTTTCAAGTGTCATTTTAATAACATGACGATCACATTGCATTTGGGCCGCAACCACGGGATTGTGGTCTAAAAGAAAGATATTCACAGTTTACTCCTTATTATTTAATTATACAAATATATTATGTCACAAATTAATAGCCAGCGTACTCCCGCTTTAGTTGCCGTATTTCAGCGATGGCAATATTAGTTGCCAGCTCCATATTTGCGCGTGTTAGCGGGTCAGTCACTAGCGGGAGGACTGCTTCTCGCCCGCTTACTGTGGCTTCGAGTGACCGTATCTTGAACCAAAGGAAAAGGCGTTTCATTGTCTAAGTCTTCGTCAGTTAAATTGAGCTCGACCTTGAGCCGAGCCCATAGCGCTAAGAACTCAGCGGCGGAAGCTGATGTTGATATAGCCAAGCTGCTCTTCCACTGCGTTTGTCAGTGCCGTCTCAGCTGCATCAGAAAAGTCGGCTTGCTCAATGACATCAGCAACAAGCTGCTCAGTTGTACGCTCCAATGCGCGGTCTACAGCTTCCGGCAGCTGGTACGTAGTACCAAGCGCGTCAATGTAAGCACAAAGCTTGTCGCTCACAAAACGGCTCAACGTTGCTTCATCGATCTTAACGAAGGTATTGAGGAACGTACTGAAGCCAGCGTCGTACTGCAGTTTCAGCTCTGCGTACTTGGCTTCCACCATCTCCAAGAAGCCTTGAGTCTCTGAGCGTTTAACTTCAAGCTCTTGGTTTTTAGCCTGCAGCTCTCGGTTCTCAGCGTGCAGCTCGTCAAAGTTAGCACTGAGCACTGAGTAGTTGTACTGCGCAATGGACAGCCTCTGTTCGAGGTCCAAAATACGCAGCTCGGTATTGGTTTGGTCGGTCATGATTGCAACTCCTTAGAAATTTGAATGTTGAACTTACCACCGGAATGAATCTTGATAGTGGCGATTTGAAAGCCGTGCTCGTGGTGCGCAAGCTCAATGACGTCGCCGGGCTGACCTTGCAGTATCAGCAACTGGACTGCGCGGGGGATGGCTGTGTCAAGCCGCACAAAGCGCCGAGTACTGCGCACTTGGTACGGTGCTTTGCGGGCAAAGCAGATCAGAGCGGACATTCTCAGACATATTACTCTCCTTTACTTCTTTAAAATAAACACCAAATTACAACTATTTGCTAGTTTCAATACGAGACTTAGCTACTTCAATCAAAAGGCAGTATTCGCGGTGCGTTTTTTCGTCGTGGACGCGCTTTGACTTTGCGATAAATTCATCGCATGAACCGATGAAACATCCCCGCGTAACGGTCATAGTTCCATCTTTTGAGTTGAAAACAGTCAGGGTGCCGTTCTCGGTTCCGACTTTCGATGCCCAGAACAAGGAGGCGTCGCCATACACCCGAGCGTCACCAGACACCTGAGCGCCGCCAGACACCTGAGCGTTGCCAGACACCTGAGCGTTGCCAGACACCTGAGCGTTGCCATACACCCAAGCGTTGCCATACACCTGAGAAAGATTCTTTTCGCTCTCAATCCATCCGCCACAATCACCAGCAGTCACAACGCCAGCAATAGTTACGAGTGCGCGGATTTGTTTGAGCGTGACGCCAAATACTTCTTTTGTCTCGCCGGTAAATTCGTACTTCATATCACAACTCCTTAGAAACTTCAATAGTGAACTTACCGCCTGCGTGAATTTTGACGGTAGCGATTTGAAATCCGTGATCCGCGTGTGCAATCTCAATCACATCACGTGGATGACCCTCGAGTAGCAGCAACTGTACTGCCCGCGGAATGCACGTATCAAGACGTGCGAAGCGCCGAGTACTCAGTACCTGGTTTTCGTCATGTACCTGACGTAACCAAGTGAAGACATACTTACGTTTATACTGGTCAGCCATTTGTTACCTCCTGTTTATCACGTAAGCTAGTTACGTAAAAACATTATAACGTAAATGGTTCGCTAATAATCATCTCAAATCAAAATTTAGTTCGCTCAGGCTGGTACGCTGCAAACAGTTCAGGAAAGTGCTTACGGATGTCCTTCAACTCAGTCAGCATTTCTTGGTTGCTGCAGTCCGTCCATTTATAGTCCCACGTCCACAGCTGTGTCTGCTTACCGTAGAGCACCACGCGGCCGCGAGCGTCGGTTGTACCGTAAGGCACTACGCGCACGGCGCCGAGCCGTTGGAGCTTGGCCGTCAGTGTTGCGCCTTTAATTTCATGCTTCGGATCCTGCTGCCCATGTACAAGCGCGTACAATGTTTTGAGCATTTCAGGCGTAACAAGCGACGGCTTGAATTTACGCACAGTGCCGTCGGCCGGGGCTTGGTACACAAACGGATTAGGCGAGCCGAGGTTATAAATGAACTCGTCCCAGCCACTCTCTGCGCTCTCAGTGACCAGCTCACGCATGCGGGTCAGTGGCGGGCGTAGCTTAAGGAAGGCGTCGTCGATTTTGACCTCATACATGAAATAGTGGAGCAGCGCATTGTAATTGGACGGTGTACCCACCCAGCGGTCGAACTCTTGCCACTCGTCTTTGGTCCACTCGCACCGTGCTTCAAGCACTAGGGCACGGCGGTCGTCGTGGTCAAGTAGTGGGTCCATGCCGTTGGCAGCGAAGAAAAAAGTTTCGTACGTCTTAGCTGTATATTCCTTTTCGTATTTCTTGTTGACACGCGTTGTCTGCTCAGTCGTCATACGCTTTAAGACTTGCTTAATGCGACTCCGCTCGACCACTGCCACGTCGTCAAACGCAATCAGCAGCTTCTCCGAGCGCCATTCTGAGAACGAAGAGCCGAGCGCGGACTCGTCAATATGGGAGGTGTAGCGGTCACCGATTAGCCGTGTGATGATATTAATTAGCGTTGACTTGCCTTGCATCGGTCGGCCGATGAGATACACCCATGTCGGATGCTTAACTGTAGGCTGTTGAAATATCCACGCCAACCGCTTAATCAAATAGTCCACGCAGTCCACTGCCGGCGCGTCGGGTATGAGTTGATTACGCCCGAACGTCTCTTTGAGCCAACGGAGAAAAGGCTCCACGTCACCTTGCGCCGGCACGAGCTTACGGAGGTCGCTGCCTTGTCCCCACGCT